AAACACTGGAAAAGAAAAGAGCAGGATCAATGGAATCTCCATACTCGTTTCTAATTTCATAATCTTTTTCTTCCACCTTGTAATGAATATGGCTCCACATATCGCCCCAATTGTGTAAATCTTTTTCGGGATACACGTGCAAGCCAAAGCACCACCCTGCCGAGCTTTTGCCAAGATGCAATGGTTCTTCTACTTCTTTACCACAGTGCAAGCATTTAGGAGCATGCAAATAATAATTGGTTCCCATGGTCAAACCCTCTTGAATTTAGAAAGCATCAAGTTCCACAAGCCTGCAGGGATGTCACCAGGGCGATATAGCACATAAGCGGGTCTTCCTAGAACCATGCCTCCTTCACCATCAGGCTCAGGCTCTGCTTCATCAGTCCAAATACCTTTGCATTGACCATCATCATCAAACACGCCAATTTGGTAGTCTCCATCTTGCATGCACACTCTGACGTGCATGATCAATTCACGGAGACGCGCTGCTTGATACACTCCCTGGGTGGAAGGAAAGTAAGGCCCGTTGCTGTTGTAGTTGCGGATGGTGTGCATGGGTTTCAGGCTTTTTCGGCCTCAATAATTTCTTTGAGCTGGTCAATAATGCAACGAATGTCATGAGCGGCGCTTAGTCCTGCATCGTCCAATGCTTCGTCCATTGTCTTAATTTCATCTTGCACTTCTTCAATAGAAGCGAAGGTTTTAGCAGTGAATGGAATGCCCCATTCATCATCAAGAACGAGAGAGTAAGGCATGATCAATCCTCAGGGATAATGCGAAAGTCAGGATCGTTGTTCCTTTTAATCCATCGGCATTGATTGAACTGCGGAAGCACAATGAAAAGCTTGTCGTGGAAATTCTGCTCAACAATGGCAGTGGTGATGGTGGTGCCGATGCGGCTACGGCCTTTATTGCTGATGGCCAGGATGTTGATGGTGTCTTGCACGGTTCTAGGGAGGCTGCGGAGGGTTCGGAGGGTGCGGAGGGGGGAGAGGCCGCTCAGGCGGCCTGCAGGTCTTCTTTGCTCCACCTAACAATGGTGGCAACAATATCGTGGCTCAGGGGCTCCCACAGTGGCATGGGCAGGCTTCCTCGGCGGCTCATGCAGATGCGGCCATCTTCACGCTTGTGGAGGGCTGCCATGGCAGGAAGCATGAGCATGTCACCAGCCTTGGCTTCGCAGATGAAGCGAGCAACCATGGAAATGAGCTGGTCTTGGATGAAGGAGGAGGTCATGGGAAGAAGGAAGGGAGAGGCTCGCGCCTCGTTGAGGGAATAATAAGCCAGAAAGGGCGCCCAAGCGCCCCTTCCGTTGTTTCTTCACAAAGTGACGGTGGAACCCACTGCTTCCAGCCATTCCTTGAGCCAAGTGCCGGTGGTGGTGAAGCGAATGGTGGAGCCCTTAACAAGCCTGCCTTGGAGATGGTTGTGATTCACCAGGGTGACGTCGAAGCAGTCGTTGCCCAGCTTGACGGCATTGAGCACTTTCTTGCCGTTGAAGCTACGCACTGCACAGTCAACGATGCCGCCAAAGTCGTGAACAGCGGCGCACACCTCCCATGCGTTGGCGGGAGCCGCGACAAGGCAACGCTCAGTGGCGGTCAGGGTGGAGAAGGAAGCAGCCATGGAGTGAAAGGCGGTGAGGCTCGCGCCTCGTTGAAAGAACAGTAAGCGAAAAGGGCCAGGAGCGCAAGCCCCCAGCCCCATTTCCCTCCATTGCAACGCTCAGGCCAGAGCCAGGGAGTGGGCCTTGGCGATGGTGGCAGCACCAGTGCCCCAGTAGAGGCTTTCCAGCCGCTGGCGGGCAGCATCAATGGAATCCACGGCACGGCCTGCATCGTGCGAGAAATACTCCGTGATGGCTTGATAGGCGCCCCACATGGTGCCCTGCACGCCAGGAATATCAAAGCCAATGCCTTCCCCATGGAACTTGTTGGCCACGTTGTCCCAGGCAGTGAGGTCTTCCAGCTTCTTGGAGCGGGCAGTGCTCTTGTCGCCCCGCTTGTCGTTGGTCATGCCCACCAGTTGGTCAGCAAACACGCTTTCGCAATACTGACGGAACAGAGCGGAAGTGCAGGGCTTGGCGGCCATTGCCTTCAGCTCATCAATGCCCGCAGTGAACTGCTGGCGCTGCATATCAATGATCGAGGGGAGGTGATCAATGAGAGCGTTGGCGTTCTTGGTATGGCGAATGCGCATCTTCTTGGTGGATGCACCAGCAGCAGCACGGCCCAGAGCGTAGGAAAGCGTGTTCTGACACACCACACGAATGGGGCTGAACATCACCTGGAAGGCAATAGTGCCATCGTGAGAAGTGCAACCAACAAGGTATTGGTGGATGGTGTCACCAGGGAGCACATCAGCTTCGGAATTGTTCACCTTGGCGGTGAATGCAACCTTGCGCCCTTCGTTGAGCACCACCACGGCATCCATCGTTGCATCTTCATGCAGGGCTTCTGCCACCCTGATGAGCTGTTCGTTTTGAACGATGGCATAGCTTTCGCTTTGGATGGAGAGCACATTGCCAGTGTCGCCGCGAGTGATGGCCTGGTAGCCAGGGATGGGCTCACCAGCAGGATCAAACACGGGAGTGCTGATGGTGCCCCAGTCTGCGTTGGCAGTGGCGAAAGCTTCACGGGCGGGCTGGGTGCCGTCGAGGACGGTGCCAAGCTTGTGCCAGGCGGGCTCATTGTTGAAGAACACGCCGGAGGTGAATTGGTGGCTCATGGCTTTGAGAGGAAAGTTGGCTGACGAAAGGAAAATTAGTTCATTTGGGGCCTGAGGTCAAGCCCCGTTACAAAGCTTCACGCTTTGGCGCTTCAGCGCTGTTGGTCGCAAATGCCAGCCAGCATCTCGCCCACGTAGTCGTGAACAGCATGCAGGCGGTAGAAGGCCTGATCGCGCTCCTTGCGAGCGTGATAGTAGGCATCAGGGCCCTGCGGATAGAAATCCCTCCCATTGAGCTCGGCTTTCGCCAGGGCGTCAATGGCCTTGTCAATGGCATCGTACGCAGCAGCGTAGCCGTCGCGCAGATCGGTGAAGCCGGTGCCGTTGAGGTGGACAGTGGGAATGGTTGCCATGGGAAGGAAAGGAAAGGAGAGGCTCGCGCCTCGTGAGAGAACAATACAGGACAGAGGGGCCTGGATTGGCCCCTGTCACAATTGTTTACAAACGATCAGGCCAGCACCAGCGTCTCGCCTTTGGCAGTGATGCTCACCACACGCTCGCAGTCAAAGGAACGCCAAGCGCCCTGCCCATCCTTGCGGGCCACTGCAAAGTCGCGGCAGCGAACAATGGAAGCATTGGTAGAGGGCTTGCCAGTGCCTTTGATTTCCTGGCGGTCGCAAGGATTGAATTGGATCTTGCGGAGGCTGCCGTCAGCCTTGACGAATTCCACGCTGACGATGCTGCTACCAGCGTGGCGAAGGAAACCGCGCACGATGGGGGTTTTGGTTGCGTAGCCGAGGAGGTAGGTGGTCATGGAAAGAAAGGAATGAGAGGCTCGCGCCTCGTTGAAGCCATAATGCCCATGGACGGAGCCCCGGTCAAGCCCCTGAACCATCAGAGTTGTTTATCGTTTAGGCGCAAGGCCCTTGATGAAGAATTGTGACAAACGACTCCTGCGAAGCCTGTCAGCACTGACAAACTGCTCACTGTTTGTCCCCAGATTCTTAATCTTGACTAGGGAGGTTTCTGCCTTCTTAGGGAGCACTTTATATTGTCCTCTCCAGCCAAAGATGTGGTCGTTGAGATCAACAATTGCGCCAGGCTCAAACATCACTTACTTTCCATTGCCTTCACTGTAGACGGAGCGTAAGTGAGGCGGCAATAGCGCTCAGGGTGAATGTTTAGGCATTGGCGAAGCATTGCCGGGCTATCTTGCGGCTCGGGCGTATGCACTAAGGCGGCCAGAGTGAGCATACTCATGCCACAGGAGATGGAGAAGAAAGAAACAATGGAGGGGAGGTTGTTCATCGGAAGCGAGGCGACGAGAGCACATTACACGATCGGCCGGATCCTGCGGGGTTTGTAAAGGACTATTACAAAGTTAGCCAGACCCTTTAGCCTCCCATTGCTGCGCGTATTCCAAAAGTGCCTGTACTCCACCAACAGAATCATTGCAGTAAGCAAAAGCGGAATTATGAGGACCGCAGATATATCCACGAGCCCTTCCAGAATTATGATCATGATCAAGGCATGTGCCTAGTCTTACGCAGCCAGGTACTGCACAAAGCGTTCCCTTCGGCGGTGGGGGATGTATTTTTTTTAATTTTTTAAGGTGATCTATAGCGTTCTTTTTGCAGCTATTGCAACGCGATGAGTAGCGAGGTTGTCCTTTTAAGTTCAAATAATTTACTTCAAAGCAATTTTCCGGCAATCGACGACGACAGGTGCTGCATTCTTTTGTCGCAATGCAGTCCGAAAAGCATTCTCCAATTCCAGGAATTAACTCTAATTGCATTGAAAACGAAATTAGCCAAGTCAATGTAACGCAAAAAAAAGACGCCCCCCAGTCGAGGGACGCCTTGCAGAGCTTGCGCTAAGAATTACAGCCTGCTGATACAGACACTGGCAAGTCCCTGACTGGTGCTGGCGATTTGAGCAAACGCCCCATGAGAAAGATCAATGATGCGGCTGCCATAGTAGGGGCCACGATCATTCACGCTAACCACAACGCTCCTGCCGTTGTTTTGGTTAGTCACGCGAAGCCTGGTGCCAAAAGGAAGCGATGGATGGGCAGTGGTAAGCCTGGAGGGAACGAAGCGCTCTCCGTTGGCAGTGAGACGGCCTGCAAAGCCATCATTGAGACCATAGTAGCTGGCAGTGCCGCACGACGATTTAGCCTCCACTGCAAGGGGCGCCAAGGCGCTGAGAGCAATGGAAGCAATGGAAAAGAAACGAAGCATTTGTAAAGAGAAAGTAAATAGCGAGGGTCAGGGAGTCGCCTCCTGACAGTGTTCACCGTACCACATTTCTCCCTTCCATTGCCAATGGCCTGTTTCGACGCAGGAGGTGCTATGCTTTCCAAGCAAGTCGGTCCTGAGGCGTAACAACCTCCTCTTTGAGCCGTGAGGGTGGACGGGTTTGAATGGAAAGGAGGATTCCGCAAGGGCCTCCATCGCGCATTGGGCGAGTGAGGTTTCCATTCTCTTGGTTGAAGATGCGCCAAGAAAAGAAGCTCATCGGAGGCTTGTAAAGAAGGAGGAGCGAAAGCTCCTCTTTTCTTTTGTCTTGCAATAGGCGGGGCGTGATTAGGCAAGAAAAAAGGGCCTTACGGCCCTTAGTTAATAGTCAACAGCATTTCGATACAGAATGTAAACGTACCATTCATATAGTTCCTTCCATTCCTCCATCGTCAGGGGGGTTTGTTTTCGCCCATGTTGTGTCATAGGGAATAGGTTCTGTAGCGTATTCGTAGGAGTCGTAGTCGTCGTCGTTACGAGGATCATAAGCTAGTGCGCTTTGGATTTGAGCTAGAACAGACCAATAGTCTTTTCCTTTAGTCCATCGGTCCATGAGTTTGGCGCATAATGCGCGAAAATCAGGCTCTTGGGTCATCACATGTTCCCCTCGGGCCCCGGCAGGGGCTCGCTCACCGGCACCGGCTCGATGGCGGGGCGGCCCCAGCGGGCAAGTAGATCGCGAGAGAAATCAACAAAATGCTCTGGCGCAATCTGATCAATTACCCAAGTACAAGTCGCTTTGTTTTTAACGAAACCAAATGAGTGCCACCACTTACAAGCAAAAGTTCTAAGTTCAGCCTGGGTCGGCCCCTGCGGCTCGGGCTGGGCCTCCAGCGCGGCGCGGGCGCGGGCTATGGCAGCGTTCCAGTTTTGCCTCCAGTTGGCGTAATCGCCTGGCTCTGCTTGATCTAGCTCAACCAGCTCAGCGCACAGCGCACGGAAGTCAGTCATTGCCACCCTCCAGCTCGGCGGCGATGGCGAGAAAACGGCGGCGAATGTCGTCATGGACGGTGGCGGTCCACGCTTCCTCATAAGTGCGACCACCCTCAACGATCATCGGAGGCTCCGGCACCACCTGATGAGCAGCAGCCCGCAGGGCGGCGGCGATTTTCTTTGCTTCATAGGGAATGAAGTCAGGAGAGATCCATTCGCCTTCCATTTGGGAGGCCACTGCATCCAACACCGCCTGCGCTTGTGGTGATAGTTCAGTCATTCAGGTAGCGCCTCCAGTGCGCGGATGACGGTATCAGTAACCTTTTTATATTGCTCGTAGAATGTAGTTCCACTATATTCGTCAAGGACAATGCTCGCTATAGTGTCAAATCCCTTGAGTGCTTCTTCCTTCAAGCTCGGCGGCTCGGGTCGACGAACACGTTGAAGTCTTGGCAGTGTTTCATTAGAACCGAATTGTCTTAATAATTCACAGCACGCCTCCAGTTCTTGGTCGGCGCCCCATTGGGCTACTTCGGTAACTATAAAGTCGAAGTAAGTCTTTGGATCGTCTTGATACTGATCGGCTTGCTCCCACCACTGCTGCATCAGCTCCGGCGGTGGTGCGATAAAGGAATCAGTCATCAGCCTTGTCCTCCCACGGCAGCGGCATAGTCAGCCAAGTAAGCCAGAAGATCATCAGCCGTGGGCGCTTCAGTGACAATCTCTTTGTGTTGCTTCAAATGGAGATTGTGAGCAGCCTTAAGGCTGAAATACATGCTTTCCAGATCACGACGATTGCCAGCATTCTCTTCTCTCACCATGGTTTCTTCCAAGGTGGTAAGCCACTGCTGCAAATCTTTCACGCGAAAGCTCCATTCCACGCAAGGGGATCCTGCGTTCATAACAATTTGCATGCCGTAGTCATACTTGACGAAGGCATTGGTGCCGTAAGCTCGCTGATCAATGATGGTGGTCATGGTGGTGGTGAAGAACACTTGCCAATACTGCCGCCTAGCCCCAGGCCCTGTCAATCCCTGGAACCATCACTTGTCCTTATGTGTTACTGGCTTTCCTTGCGCTTCCAGCCAGTTGCCAGGAAGTGGCAAGAGCCAATGGGAGCCAAATGCACATGGCGCCCTGCTCGCTCTACAACGTTCTGAAAAGCCTGCCTACGAGCCTTGTCTAGAGGCTCTGCAGGCTCTGTCAGCCATGATCGCGCCCAGTCGGCCACTTCTTCAATGTCTTCAATGGAGGAAGTGCGAAGAACAAAGTGCTTGCCTCGTGCTGAAATCTTGCTCCATGCTGGATGCACCGATGGCTCTTCAGCAGCCAAGCGCTCTGCTTCAGCCTTAAGCACTGGTGGAATGCAAAGGCTAATCATGGGAGGGAGCGATGGGGAAGTCATGGTTCACCACCCTCTTGTTGCCCAAGCTTTTCTATCTTGACCACCTTTTTGTTGGGCACGAGTTCTAAAGCCATTTGATGGGCATAGAAGCTGTCTTTGGCCGTCAGTGAAAACTGATCACCGTCTTCAAAGTAGATGGCGTAAGTGTCCATCACGTTGCTGTTGATCATGATTTCCTCCTGCCAAAAAAGGACATAGGGTCAAGACCATCTTCTTCAAGGTGTTCCAGAAACGCTTGCCCAACGCTGTTTTTCAGCATGCGCTTCCAATCTTCATCACCACCAAAACTGCCAATGCCATCAACGGTTTGAATGGTTAGTGTCAGCTTGCTGATGTCATTCATTGTCAACAACGCTCCATCCATTGCGTCGTTTTCAATGTGCTGGTTCAATATTTCCTGATGAACTTCTAGCCATTTTCCTAGGCAGAAGATGCCAATTTGACGGAAAGCTTCATCGCCATATTTGTGCTTCAAGCCATCAATGGTCCTTGCCAGTTCAGGCGTCACACCAAAAGTGGCCGGATCTGAAAGAAACGGGTCGAGCTCATCATCAATCACCTGGCGCTCTTGGTTTTTAGCCGAGGTGGCTTTCTTTAGGAAATCGTTAACGCTAGAAAAGTCCATGGGAAAGTGAGGGGCAATGCCAGTGTGCCTGTTGGGTGCGCCATTGTCAAGGGGCACATCACAAAGAAATTATTCTTCATCATCTTCGCTTTCATCGTCCTCGTCGTTTTCAACGTATGCTGAAAGCATTGGCCTGCTTTGACCAGTGGGTTCGCCATTTTCATCAAATTCTGCCTTGGCTTCAATGGCCACAGCACGGTCTGTAGCTGTTTGTTCTGCCTCTTTGATCTTGGCAATTTGAGACGAAAGACTATCCAAAAAGTTCTTGTAGCCGCTTTTCTCTTCTTGCTGGGGCTTAATGTCAAACAGACCAAGGATTTTAGCTTGCTGCTCAAGGCAGCCTTTTGCGACTGTCAAAAAGCTACTTTCTCCAGCCGTTTCCTCGGTTCTCGTGGTGGTTTCATTAGTGCGATCGTTGGTAGTAGTAATGCGCTTTTTCTTGCTGGCATGAAAGCCTTGTACTGCCATCTCTTTAAGCTCTGCCTGTTCACGAAGTAATTGCGCCCGCCATGTGTCTTGACTTTTAAGGATTTCCTGGGTCCAAATGTCACGATTATGCTTCCTGTCGGCATTAACCGTTTCCTTGGACAGATTGAGCACTTCAGAGATTTGCCTATTGCTCATGCGAGCAGCAAGAAGTTCTTGCACCATGAACCGTCGCCAGCCGGTGCTTTCCTTGTCGTAAGGAATCTTGTTTTTACCAACACCCACTTCATTGCGAATGCGTTCAATTTGCAATGGAGTGAAGCCTGCTTGTGTGAGCACCTTCAGGCTGTATTCCAACTGCTGCTCGGTGCTTTCAAAAGAAATATCTGGACGGGCCATGTTTAGTCGAAGGAAGGATCACCTTTCCCCATGAGAGAACGAGCAAACAAGGCACTAAATTGCTCTTGCTTCCATGGTGCAACACTAGCAGGATTGTCTGTAATAGCCTTGCGTAATGCTTGCAGTTCTTGCCATTCCTCTTGAGAAAGGAAGGGCGATGGAGAGGGAGTGGCGAGGCTCATGGCCGTCAGGAAATGCTGACTTATTGTAAAAGAAAAAGAGCACCCATGAAGAGTGCTCCTGCAATGCCGCTAATCCAACCAATGCGCCTTTCATGAGCAAGAATTTTTGCGTCAATCAGGCGCTCAATGGCATCCTTGTCCATTGTCAGAACAAATCCTTGGGAGGTGTGTACACCAAGCTATCCTTGAAGCCCAGGATTTCATAATCACCCAGGTCGTCTTTTAGCTTCTTGGCAGCCTTAAGCTCTTCCTCCATCGCCCTGATTTCGCTTCCATAGTCCTTGTCATAACGACGCTGAATGCGAATGGTGCCATAAGGGCTTTCTTCTTTTTCAAGGCCATCTTCCTGCATTGCTGCCAGAAGGTCTGCTTTGCATTGTGCTTCCTTTTCAGCCAATGCTTTTTGATTTGCCTTGATGCTTTCTAGTTCCTTGAGGAACTGTTCAATGTCAGTCATGATGCAAGGCCGCTAGCAAGAGCAGGGGTTTCAAAGTTGCGATCAATTAAAGATGCGATTTCTTCATAACTTCCTCGCCAGTGGCGTTCACCTGCAGTATCACGAGCACCATAGAGAGTGCGAGATTTAGGAGAGGGGCCACGATTTGGTTGAGAGAAACCATGGTGAACGAAAGGTTCAATAGTAACTCCCGCATGCTCCATAGTCGGAAGACGATCAGGAGGAAAGGGCGGTTTGATCATGAAGAAAGAAATTCGCCTCAGTAGTTTAGAGGGGAATTGAAGAGAAGAGCGCCGTGAAAAAGCTCGCCTGGGGGCTCGCTGGTGCGCGTAGGCGCTCTAGCGAAAGGGTTGCAGGGCTTTCGCTTTATCACAAGCTCTCTCTGCAGTAAGTGCGCGTAAGTGAGCCCTTACGAGAACCAGAGTAAAGAGATTTTTCCGAAAATCAATAAGCAGTGTGCCAGTTTCTTATTGGCACATAAAATTTGACGATGGGGCTAGCATTGGGAAGTCCTTTCCTCCAAATCAATGGACTACGGCATAGCCCCTGAAATTCACACGGATGAATGGCTTAGCGCCAATGGTCATTCCAAGGAATGGCTGGAAAGGTGGTGCGCCAAGCCGCAGGTGGACAAGGAAGCCATCACCCATTGGCTCATCACCTACAAGCACAGCGATCCTCGCCTTGTCCCCCGCACGCGTCTCAAGTGAACCCTTCCGAGCCCGATCAAGGCAAGATCATTCGTCTGCCTCGCAACGGCCCAAAGCCTGGTCAGTCCATGCAGGATTGGCTCTATGGCAAGGACAGAAGCGAGCGCCGAGAGATGGAGCGTCTTCGCTGGCAGACCAACAAGGCAAACAAAAAGGCCCCGTAAGGAGCCTTTAATAGAGGCGAAGCTTATTAAGGATTGAGACCCATCCTTTAATTACCGAAGCCCCGAAAGGGGCTTTTTAGCTGCCTAGCCTTTTCCTCCACTTCTGCTTTCACTTCATAATCTTGCTCAGCTTCTTCAATGATCTTTTCAATTTCCTCTTCGGAAGCTTGAGGCGATTGGTCCCAGATGATAGCCATGGTCTTTTCAATGGAATGAAAACAGTCTAGAAAAAGTCTTCTTCTTCTGCCTCTGCAGGGGCAGACTGAGGGGCAGGGTCAAAGTTGAACTCAGGCTCTTGATAGTCCCAAGATTGATACATCCTTGTCTTTTCTCCATTGGGACCATCTTGAAAGCTACTGGTGATAAGCCCTTGCCTCCTGGCCACTTCCAGCATCTTGCCAATAGCTGCCACGTCCCAATTGCCAGCCAAAGAGGCCACTTGCTGCTTGTTAAAACGCTCAGTCTTTCGCATGTTGATGGTGTTGACGGCTTGATCCAGTTCCTCCAGCGAACCACCAATGGGGCCTGTATAACGCCAGCCATAGTTCAAACTATCACGCTGCAGGGAATGCTTGCCCGTCAGGCCACTCCTACTCTTAAGCCATTCAAGAGTGAATTCATTGGGGTCGAAGTTGCCTTCAGAGCGAGTGAGCTTCACCACCTCACTAACGTTGTCTACAAAGCTGGTCGAATCTCGCAGGCCACCACTCTTGTTCAAATGGTGAAGAATGAGAATTGAACAGCGATAGGTATTAGCAATATCTCGCAGGCCGTAAATTACATCGCCAGCATTGCTCTTGATTAAGTCAACATTCATTCCTGCAAGGCAGGCAGTGAGACTATCAATGGTGACGAACAAAGGGCGGTGCCTTCTCACATAGTCTTCTAGCTGTTTCATGTGGGCAAAGCGCCAGCTTTCCCAGAAACAAATGGTGCCCGGTTCCAAAGCTGCATCTTGATAGCCAATCACTCCCAGCTTCTCGCTGGTGTCTACCAAGGGTTCGTCACTTTGAATGATGAGGCTTTTGCCTTTCATGCAACGCCTTCCGCTCCATGGCTGGCCCTGAGCAATGTTTAGCGCCCAGTTGTAAGCAACAGTACTTTTTCCAGTACCGCCGGATGCCGCCAAGAGCATCACACTGCCAAGGGGCATGATGCCTGCAATGAGCCATTCCCTAGCCTTGTCTGAATTGGCGATGGTCATGGCATCAATGGTTTCAATTTCTTCCCTGCCATAGATGCGCCCCTTCGCTTCTTCAACGATCTTGTCAACATTTTGCTGACTCATCTTCACGCCATGTTGCTCTAACCATGCAGAAGCTTCGTAAGCAATGCGAGCATCATTGGCATACAACCCAACAAAACCTTCAATGGTGGAAATGATTTCTTCATACGATGGCTTACCATCTCGCCGTTGGTGACGATTGGTTCCAATGGAAGCCAGCAAGTCGTCTTTAGTGGCGCCTTCTTCGATGTAGTCGGCAATGTCATAGCCGTTGCCAGTTGGAAGATTGTCCCATTCCCAACTGCGAGGATCTGCATAAAGCCACTGTGCGCCAGGATTGTCGGCTGCCACTTCTGCCATGAAGGCCACGCCCTGCTGGTCCCTATCAGGGCACAGCACCGCCTGAACGCTTCTAAACAGATGGGAGTAGTCGCCATTGGTGCGATACTGCTTGCTTCCGCCAAGGAAGGTGACACAAGGCAGGCCAATGGCCCACATGGCCTCACAAGTCAGCTCCCCTTCAACAATGAACACAGGGAGGCCAGTCTTTTCACTTTCAGCAACTGCTTCCGAATATTTGTATGGAAGGATGCCAGCCTTTACTTCCTGCAGTTGAGTTTTGTGATTGCCGCCTTCTTTAATGGTGGGAAATTCTTGCCAAATCTTCTTGCTGCCTGAGGTGTCATCACGATGCACCCTCACCACTTCCCTCCCATCGCCATTCCTGTAGTCAAACTGATAGCGACCAGGATCCCGCGAGGGTTTCTCCCAGCGAGTGAGAGGGGCTAGGGTGTCGCGAATTTCAGCGCGATGAGCAGGGGATGGATCGTGCCAGCAGTTGTAGCCGCCCGTGTTTTTGTTGACAGTAAAGTCATTCCCTCCACAAGCTGGACACTGATACTTGCCAGGCTCGTTGCTTTTCTCAAGTGAATCAAGGTGGTCCAGTATTGAGAATGACATGAGCAATGGGAACGGCGTCCACCATCATGCCAGTTCCGTTCAGCAGTCGCAACCAGCGGCAACCATAAGACATTCTGATGGCCACCATGCTTGCGAAAGGCTTCTCGCTGGCTATTGTGGGCCTGAACCACGAGCATCAACCATGCCCAGAAGCCCTTATGAGGGCGGCAAGCATCGCAAGCACTTCACCCTGTCCGACACTGCATACAGCCATCTTTGCAGCATTGCTGATCACGCCTGCCTGTCCCGTTCTGAAACCCTTGAGCGCCTCATTAGATCGGTGCCCGCATGGGAAGGCAGCAATGCTTTTGCAAACGAGGCATGGGAAGCCTGTATTGACTACGCCGTTCTTTCTAATCATTCCGACGCACCATGAAACTGTCCGAGCTGCTTCAACTTCTTAACAAAGCGCAAGCCGTTGCTGGCCCCGACATTGAAGTGCTTCTTTGTTTTGAACAAGGAGCAATGGAGGAAGGGTATGACGAGAAGAATACTGAGCGAGTGAGTGATATTCGCTTGGTTACTGATTGGCCGCTTCCGGGTTCCAGCCTTGTCACATACGAAGGCGAAAAACCTCAAAAGCTTGTCATTTTTTATGACAACAGTTACAAATTCGATTCCTCCATTGAACCGTGATTAGCCTGCCCTCTCATACCATCTTCACCTACAACCCCGCTGATTTTCAGTCCATGGACAATGTTTCTCAGACCATGATGACCGAACGCTCGCTTGGCATGTTCACTCCTCTTGAAATCTCCCCCGAGGCTTTTACCACTGCCTATGAACTTCCCATTGGTGAGCATGTAGAGAAAAACTACAAAGGCCTGTCCTACCTTTCCTGGCCTTTTGCTTTCCGCTATTTGAAAGAACAGTTCCCTGCTCTGTTCGTTGCTTTTGAGGAGAGCACCATTGGCTGGCCTGTGTTTGGTAAAGAAGGTTGCTGGCTTCTGCGTCCCTATCTGACGGACGGAGCTCGTCGCACTCCTGCGCTGGTGTTTCCCATCATGGACAACAAGCACAATGCAGTAAAAGAGCTTGATGCTCGTCAGGTGAGCGACAACATCCAACGCGCCAGCGTGAAGTGCATTGCCACCTTCACTGGCCTTGGTCTCAAGCTCTATTCCGGCGAAGACATCCCTAAGGCAGACGATGAAAAAGCAACTCCCAAACTCCCGCTCCAACAGGAAACGCCGAAGCCTGTTGCGCGGCCAGCAGAGAAGGCAGCGCCAGTTGAAAACGCTACTCCTGCAGTTGGAACAATTGAATCTTCTGCCGCCAATGGAACCAGTGAGTTTGATGGCAAGGCAGCGCTTCTTGCTTTCGGGGATGCAGACCCCCTTGGCTATGGAGAGCGCAAGAACAGTATGCAAGCCGTGAAGGCAGGCTTGGAAGGCATCGGCCTTTCCAAGGGCGACGACGTGAAGGACAGTGCAATGTTTGCCAATGTCATCACAACCATGGTCACCTCATGGACTAAGGAAAAAGGCATCAAGATTACCAAAGCCGCAATGGCAAAGGAAATTGATGCGCTGCGAGCCATTTGCACTGAAGGCACTGTTGAGCAGGCCATTAAGGGAGTGCAAGTGTTCGTTCAGGGAAAGCAATAGACCTGGCTTCGGCCCGCCTAGCGCGGGCCGTTGCTGGGGAAATTGTCACTGATGGCGACGGCTACTTAATTTCTGAACTATGAAAATCCTTGCTTGCTCCATTGTTTTCTTTCTGTGTCCAATGCCAGTGATGGCCTGCAACCAGCCCTTGCCTTACAACGGCGGCTCTTGCCCATTGGGTTACTATCGCAGCGGTAACTACTGCGTGCCGTCACGATAGGAAAGGCCTGTTACGATCTGGGTCTTGCCTCCCTTCCCATGCTTGCTCTACAGCCTTTTGAGCCTCGTCGCATTAGTCTCAACGGCAAAAGACACTACCAATGCTTGGGCTTTCCAAACGTACCAGAGGGCATGCTCCTGCCCTCTACCACCACTGTGCTTTCTTCCATGGCTCCCGTGGGAAAGATCATGGCGTTAATCAACTGGCGCAAACGAGTGGGGGAGGAGGAGGCAAAGAGGCGCACCAGGCTTGCTGCTAATCGCGGCACATGGATGCACGGCGTGATTGAGGATCATTTCAATGGAGAAGACATTGAGCATCACCTAGAGAAAGCCCCAGACTGGCTGCCATATTTTGAAGCAGTGGAGCCATTCCTTGCCACCATTGAAACGCCCATCCTTGTAGAAAGCGCCGTGGCATGGTGGCACGAGGAAGATCACATTGGCTACAGCGGCACGCTGGATATGGTGGCGGCGATGGGGGATGGATCAGTGGCGCTCGTCGATTGGAAAACCAGCTACAAAGAAAAGCCTGATTACCAACTGGCAGATTACAAGCGGCAATTGGGCGCCTATGCCATGGCAGCAGAACAACTTTATTCTTGTTCCATTGATGAGGCATGGTGCGTGATCGCCTGCTACGACCCTGAGAACAAAGAGGTGGAGCCCTCTCTGCAATTGCTCCACCTTGATGGGTTTGAGCTGATTAGCCAACAGCGCATCATGCACGACACTGTTAAGAGATACTTCAAGGCGCACTACCCAGGCGGCAGGGCATTTGCCCTTACAGAGGATAGGGGGTAAGATGAGCGGGCCCAAACGGGCTACCATCCCTCCTACGGAGAAACACCATGGCCAATCGGCCCCCTATCACTGCTGCAATCGACCTCACCCCTGACGTGCTCAATGCACTTAAGCAGGCTGGCCCCAATGAGCGTGGCAACTATTCCCTTGATCTTGCAGTGTGGGAAAACACCAAGAAAACCTCTGATCGTGCGCCTGGCTATACGGGCAGCGTAAAGGTGAAAGGTGCTGATCGCGAAGCCCCCAAAGGCTACGCCAGCGTCTGGGACAATCGTGGCGGCAGTTCCGACGATCTGTTCTGAGCCATGAGCCTCCTCAACGATAAGGAAATTGCCGAGCTTGCTGAGCTTGACATTTTTACGCCTTACGTTGGGGAAAAGCGACGCTCCCTGTCCAACGGGACTAAGGCCATCTCGTATGGCCTTTCCCAGGCAGGTTATGACATTCGCCTTTCCCCGAAAGAGTTTCTCGTCTTCACAGACGAAGGAGATTACAGGCCCAATCTCACGCTAGACCCCAAGAAAGCGGATGACAGCATTCCATACCGATCTGGGTTGGTTCATCGCGAAGGAAGTGCATTCTTTGAGCTTCCTCCTTTTTCTTTTGGTCTTGGAACCAGCCTTGAGCTGATTTCCATGCCCACCAATGTGATGGGCTTATGCGATGGGAAAAGCACCTACGCTCGCTGTGGCATCATTATCAACGTGACGCCCATTGAGCCTGGCTGGTCTGGTTATTTGACCATGCACATTGCCAATCCAACGCCTTTCACGGCTCGCATCTATGCGAATGAAGGGATTGTGCAAATCATGCTCTATCGCCTTACCAGTGATGTGCAAGAAGCCTATTCTGGCCACTACCAGAATCAAGGCGCTACAGTGCATCTAGCTGCTGTCTAGCTGTTGAGCGCTCTTGAAGATCAGTTTCTCAGCCTCTGGCAAGCACACTATCCCAAGTTAATTCTTGAAAGAGAATTTTCTGATATTGATGCGTGGGAAAAAGATTTTCAAGAGCGCCACGCTAAGTCAAAACGTTCCAAGCGCTACCGCCTAGATTTTGCTCATCCCATCTCTCGCACTGGCATCGAAATCCAAGGTGGCGTTTACAATCGTGGCCGCCACGTCACTGGCTCTGGTTATGAAAGAGATTGTCGCAAATACAATCTCGCTTATACGAGCAATTGGACCATTTTTTTGCTCACGTCTACCATGGCCAAAGATTCCGCCTGGCTTGCGCTGATTGCTTCTTTTTTGTCAGACCGTCAATTACGGAACTAGCCTGCACCAACAGTTCTTCGGCGGCTTCAACATCCAATCGGCTTTTGTCAAGAGCTTGACGAAGCTTGATGTTTTCAATCATTAAATCTTGGAAGGCGGTTTGCATGGATGACCAGCCTTCCAGAAGATTTTTGGTTACGGGCTTGAGCTGCTCCAGGCTTGTGCAATCATCAATGGCGCGACGGTTCACGGTGAGAGCAAACTCGCGCTCAGTTGAATGATTGAAAGGCCCCATCTGACTCATGTAGTTTTTGCCATTGTAGGCAAGCTGCACAGGAATTACAAAGCTCATCGTTGTCGTCCTTCTTTCCATAGGCTATTCGCAAATAGCGAAGCAAGTGTAAAAACCATGGCGAAAGGCCCGAAAAAGAAAAGACGGCTTGCCGAAAAGCACTGCTACGACTATGATTGGCATGCCTCCTCTCCTTCCATGAAGCCATCAGATGACGCTCCCGCTTCTTGATCCACTGGGCGATGGGAAAAGCCTGGTGATGCTGGTTGACTCCATGGGAAACAGTCTTTCCATTGTCAATGATGCTCGCCAAAGCTTTGAAGCTCGCTCTGAGGAGTTTTCCGCCAAGGATGCAAAACTTCTCAACTACTTGGCTCGCGAGCACCACACTTCCCCTTTTAGGGGCGTGGTCTTCAAATGGCACGTCAAAGCACCACTGTTTATTGCTCGCCAATGGTGGAAGCATACAGTGGCATCCACTTACGTTGATGATCAACTGGGTTGGAATGAGAAAAGCTTTCGTTACTGCCCAGCAGACGACGTGGACTTTTACGTGCCTTTGGAATTCATGAAGCAAAGCGAAAATAATCGCCAAGCTTCAGACGGTCCTGCTGCAAAGCGTGAAGCAGCCATTGCCTTCAATGCCTATGCAGAGGCCATCCAGGCAGCCCAGGAGGCTTATGGAGCCATGGTGATGGCGGGTATTAGCAGAGAGCAGGCAAGGGGTGTCCTGCCCGCTTGTATGTACACCTCCTTCACTTGGACGTGCTCTCTGCAAGCCCTGCTCCATTTCATTGCTCTGCGCATTGGCCATGGCGCTCAAGGGGAGATTGTTGCTTACGCAAAAGCCCTCCTAGAGCTTGCTACTCCCATTGCCCCTGAAGCTTTTGAAGCCTTTCAAGCAAACAACTACCAATTCTGATGATGAACGATCCAGTGAATAGCCCTGCACATTATGCAGACAGCTTCGGAAGCATTCAATGTATTGAAGCCATTGAGGCTTCCATGAGTGTGGAAGAATTCAAGGGTTTTCTCAAAGGTAATGTCCAGAAATACGTTTGGCGCTATTCCAAAAAGAATGGCGCTGAAGACCTTAAGAAAGCCCAATGGTATCTGGAACGCCTGATTGCCCTTCGCGAGCTGGAAGAGGCCCTGCTTGGCAAGGCAGTGAAGGAAACAATGGAGGCAGTGTCAAGTGTTCAATACGACCCTGATGATTACATGGCCAGCGGATGCCCTGATGGCTTCTGCCCCTTGCCTGGCACCAGACAGGGACCTTCGGAACCATTCTTTCAGCCGGTTAGCTAACTAGCTAGTCTCACTTGCAAAGAAGGCGGCCACATAAAGGCCGCTTTTTCTTTGGGACGTTCATGAATGGGCAGCACCCGTTGAGTTTCTTCCATCCATTGCTCCCAATCTCCAATGTCAGTGTGAGCGCTCACAAAACTATGAGCGTGAATCCAGGCAAGAAGTGTTTCTTCTCGCTTTTGGGACCAGAACTGTTTGGGCCTCCACCATTCAAACAATGGCAGGCTTCCTTTGTCTGCATTGCATGCCAAACATGAAGGGATGTTGTTCCATTTTGCAAAGTGCGGACCGCCTTTGCTTTTGGGGACAATGTGATCAATGGTTAGCTTTTCATTCCACACGCCGCAATAAGCGCAAGTGCAATGACCTAACGCTCCCCTCGTGGGAAAGTCTTCAAAGATACTTTTTCGATAACGTCTTTTGGCGTCGCCTGGGCGTAATTCAGTGAGCGAATGGAGGAGTTCATTTGGTCCATTTCTCATCCCCATGGCAATATTCAATTGACCTGCCTTAAGCTTACAAGACCAAAAGAGACAACGGTGATAGATGTAGAATGTGAGAAAATGCTATCAACGACCAATGGAAGAATGGCAGGATAAGCTTGCTAACTTGGCTGTTAGCATTACGGCTGGCATGCTTCTTGCCACTGGTGGCATGATGATGAGCATTGGCCATCAGCAAGTGAAAATTACCACTCAAGTGGAAAATATCACTGAAAAACTTGATGATCTGACGGAGAATATTAGAGCCTTAGAGTCGCGTGTGCGATCTTTGGAAATCAAGCGTTAGGATTTAGAAAACGCTTCAGAAGCATGGAACCCATTCAGTGGTTTGTGATTGGCGGCATTCTTGTTGCTGCTGCAGATCAAATTCTTGATCACTCGCCGTGGAAAAGCAATAACATCTTACAACTGCTTATGGAAGGTCTGAAGACCATCTTTCGCGCTAAGCCGTAAATGATTGGCCCCAAGAAGCGCCCGCAGGATTTTGGTTTTACTGCAAATGATTCTCATTTAGTAGTAAACGACAAAACGGAGACAATGAAAGCTTTCTCTTTTGAGGGAAAGCTTCTATGGGAAGTGCCGTGTCTTGCGCGTGGTCAGTACAGTGACTACGAATGGAAAGTGCAAAGGTCTGACACGCCTCCTGGCCTCTACAGGCTTGGTCAGCTCTACAACGATTATTCCATCAATGGAAATAATCCTGCTTTTGACCGCACCCTAATGGCTTATGGCTGGGCCTTCTATGACATGATTGACCTAGAAAACCAAGAGACGGGCATTGGACGGGCTGGGATTGGCCTTCATGGTGGTGGCTCTGCCTTGGGATGGCCTGGCGCCTGGGCGCCCATGCAGCCCCTTGTAGGCACTCATGGTTGTCTTCGCACGCATAACCGCCATCTAATTGACAAGGTGCTTCCTCTCTACAGGAAAGGGAAGGTCTTCGTCAGTGTTTATCAAGAAGGATGAGCAAGCAGACGGTTCTTCTTGCGCTCTGTTATGAGCTGGCGCTAGAAGTGGCCAAGCAATGGTCTCGCGTTCGCCTGTTCCCATGGTTTCCCTTGCTCCTTGAATATTGCTTCCCGTTTTGGACTGAATGGAAAACGCACAATACGCTCAAAAAAGTGGATGCGCAAGCGAAAGAGCTAGTGGAGCAATGGGAGAAAGAGGAGAGAAAGATTATTGCCGACAAGCTTGCCGAAAAGGCCCAAGAACTATTTCCGCAAGCCACTATCACGCCATTGCCGAATGCAGTGGTGCCATCGGTGATGATTGTTCATGAAGCTCCAGAAAGCGCGAGCGATGACGTGAAGGCTTTGGGGGGAGAATTGCGCATCACCTGGAAGCTACAATAAAACAAGCTTTTTAGTGGCCATGGAAATCGTTGTCGGGCTGTGTCTGTTTTCGGCGGGTTTGGCAATGGTTTCAAAAATGTATATACATTGTGTGCATCCATATCACCCGCATTGCGCAATGCCTAAAAATATCAAGCACTAACGCTTGAATACCATGGCGTTCTGGACAAACCAGCCCATGTGATAACCATTTTTAGCATGATCCACTAGCCGTTGCTCTAGTTCCTCGTCGCGTGCAAGGCCGTGCCAAGTTAATAGTTCCGCCCAGTAAGTTTTTGGCTGGCAGTTAATGTGGCCAGTGCCGCCTTGGCCGGGGTGTGCAGCGCTCCAAATTAAGATGCCGCCGGGTTTGACATTGGCAGCAACACAAGCCGCTACGTTGCCTGCTTGTTCCTCTGCAATATGCTCGGCAACTTCAAGGCAGATTACGACTTCGGCTGTATCTTCATTTTCAAATAGACTTTCTTGACGCAGATAAGGCTTGCCTACCACGCGATCATCAGTATCAATGCCAATAGCGGAAATTCCCCTACTCCTCAATGCGTCCACATAAATACCAGGGCCGCAGCCAACGTCCAATACGCTTGCCGGATTGATATTGGTAGAAATCCATTCTGCTAAACGTTCAGCAAAAGGGGTTTCTTCGTGTGTAATTTGATTGAAACTAATCTCCCTAAGTTCGTACCAACCATTGCGGTACAAGGCGTTTAGTTGCTGGAAGATTTTGTCATAACGCTTCCCGCAAGCTTCTAGCGACCATTTATTGCGAGCAATTGTGGCAATCATTTGACGGTCTAAACTCCCCACGCCATGAATACCATCCACCCAATCCTGCAAAGTGTGACAATGAAATCCGCTAACCCCAGGAATGACAGTTTCGGTCATGGCACCATAATCTACTGACACCACTGGAGTGCCACATAGCATGGCTTCAACGGCCATGCCGCAAAACGGCTCAGTGAATACTGTTGGAGCCAATAAAGCGCGAGCATTGCGCAGAAAATCAGAACGCTTGCGCCCTGTTATTGGCCCTCTATATTCAATGTTTGGATGGGTCCAGGGAGACGGATCTCCTTGGCCATGGAGCACAATGGGCCAAGGACTGTGGTCGGCAATCGCCTTGATCGTATCAATGCCCTTCAGGGGAGTAATGCGACCCAAGAAGGCAAGGTATTGACCAGGTTCATAATTAGGCTCCCAGTCATCCAAGTCGTAATAATTAGGCACCACCCATTCGTAGTTCTTTCCATTGCGACCTTCTTTGCCTTGGTGGTAGTGCATCCATGCGTAGCTTTCAAAAATACGAAAACTATTTGGCATCAGCGTGGGGTAGCCGATGCCAGTCTCAACGTGCTGGTGACCGGGGAACTCAGCCATGAGCTGTTGGTGCGCATGGCCAAACGGGTGACAGATGATGTCTTGTGGCTGGAGGTGCTCGCGTAAGGCGGGGATAAGGCGTTGCTCAAAGATTTGGTGGGCTTCGCTGCCAACGGTGGCGTCGTTGCCGTGGAAGTCGGTAGAGCTGCGTTTGAATAGCGTGTTGAACTCCGCTGCGTCGAGCATGGTGATGTACTCATCAGCACCACCTTCACTTCCTTCATTACTGTACTCAATCACTTCATAGCCTTGGTCCTGCATCATCTTGGGAAAGCGCAAGGCTTTGCCCGTGAAAGCGCAATGGCTATAAGACTGAGTGTGCTGGGTATGAAAAATACCGATTAAGTGTAGGCGTGGCTTCATTCAACGATCATACTTGCTTAGCCGCTGCCAAGAGATCGCTCAACAACGTGGCAAGTAGCTTAGCGTCACCCGTAGCTGCTGCGGCGAGGATGCCATTAGCAGTGGCGGTGAGGTCCAAGGGTTCAGGCGCGGGTGGCGCAGGCGGCAGTGAAACGACGGTGTAGATACCATCCGCCCAGTCGAGTTGCTCCGTGGCAGGGTCGTAAGGCGGTTCAACATAGGGGCCGGTGAAACCAGCAATGAGGATCTCATCCTCGGTGAAGGTGCTCGGATCGGTGCGGGTGAAACCGTT